GTTTTTCTTTTACAAAAGAACACTGCAATAAAATTTCAATATCTAAAAAAGGAATGAAATATCCAAAAGAACATGGTGAAAAAATAAGACAAGCTAAATTAGGTAAAAAACGAGATCAAAATATTATAAATAAAATAATACAAACAAAAGCATCTAAACATAATATACAACCTAATTTAGATTTAAAAGGACAACATAAAAGTAATTCACAAAAATCTATCATTCAATATGATTTTCAAGATAATATATTAAATGAATATCAATCCGCACAGGATGCAGGAAGATGTTTAGGTAAATCCGGTAATAGTATAGCAGATTGTGCCTCGGGGCGTCAAAAAACTGCGTATGGTTATAAATGGAAATATAAATGATTAATATTTATTATCATGATTAAACTAATGATGCTACTTAAAGAAATTGAGGCTGAACAATCAATTATAGCTAAATTATCTCCTAAAGATAAAGAAGATTATTATAAAGCATTAGCAATATTACAAGATGAAACGCTAGATGAAGGTCTTAAAGATTCACTTAAAAAACTAGGTTTATCAGCAGCAGTAATACTTGCATTAGCTGCGACCCCATTAAAAGGTACTGCTCAAAAAGCAGCAGTCGATGATTTAAAAGCACAAACCATTACGATGACTGCTAAATCAGATACATCAACTGGTACAGAATTAGATGGTAAAAATGGATATTGGACATCACAATTTAAATTTCCACTTGCTTTTCTAAAAAATCTCAATACAGGTAAAATATCAGCATTGGGATTTAAAGGCAACTTAGCTTTACAAGAAATTAATAAGTCTGGTTTGACAGGAAAACAAATGGCTGAGTGGAATAATTTTGTAGCATGGATGGAAAGTAAAGGATATTCTAAGAATAGAAAAATGGATAATGCTAAGTTTAGAGATAAAGTATTAAAAGAATATAGACAAATTAAACCTGATTTTTTTGTTAAAGGAGAAAAAGAAGTAATGCAAGTACAAGTTTGTATTAAAGGATACCGAACATATACAATAGGAATATGGGAATTAGGAGTAGATCAAGCTCGTAAAAAAGGATTTACACCTGGAGAGATTGAGATGAGACCTGAAGATGAAACTCTAACAAAAACAATGGACCCCACTAATCCAGAAGATGTTAAAACAGTTAATGATCGATATATGATATGGGCAAAATAAATAAAACATAAAAAATATAAAATGACAAAACAACAACTACGTGAGGTAATACGTCACCTTATTAAAAAAGAATTATTAAAGGAAGCTCTTCTTCTCCATCCAGTACAAGCTGCGTACATGAGAGGATATGAAGACGGAGAACAAGGCAAACCGGCAAATATACAATCAGTAGAAGATTTATTAAAGGAAGCTCTTCTTCTCCATCCAGTACAAGCTGCGTACATGAGAGGATATGAAGACGGAGAACAAGGCAAACCGGCAAATATACAATCAGTAGAAGATTTACAATTATACGAAAACCAATGGGAACCAGAAGAAGTTGAAATTGACACAGATACTGATACTGAAACTGAAGAAGACGACTACACATTTACTCCAAAACCAGGATCGTTACCTGATGTAGCTCCAAAAGCAACTGCAAAAGAAATGAGCGCTATAGCTAAACTTGTTGCTATGTATAAAGCTGAAAAAGCTAATTTAAATGAATCAAATAAAAAACGCAAATAACAATGACTCGTCTAAAAGAAATAGAATACGAAAAAATATTTAGTCCTAAAACAATGGCTAATTTAAAAGCCAAATCAGGCGAATCTCGTCAATCGTTACTTGGTGATAAGACTTTAAGGCAAACAATGCAAAAAACAGCAGAAGTATTACCACAAATAATTCAAGCCGAAGAAGGATATACTGATGAATTAGAAGAATTAGCAGTTCTAATGATGGAAAAACAATGTCCAATTATCCCATTCATGAACATCAAAATTGATGCTAAGATAGTTGGAGAGGGTAGTATGAATATTCAATCAAGTCCAGACGAAGTCAGCATAGATAATACACCACCTGAAGCAGAAAAAGCAAAACGCCGAATTATTAATGGTATCACCCAAGCAGCCGCTCAAATATTAACATTTAGTATAGCAGATTGGGAAGAATGGTTTAAAGAATATATAAATAGAATAGATCCAGAATTACTACCAAAATACATTGAAATATCTAAATTAGTCTTTGGTATTTACGATGATGAAGAAGCAATTGCTATGCTATTAGCAATGTTAGCAGCAGGACAAAAATCACAAGGTGGTGAAAGTGAAATGGAATACGACGAGGAAAAAAAACAATTTATTATTAAAGCTCGTGCTATTTGTTTTCCAATGCTTGTACATGAAATTGCAAAAGGATTATGGGAAATAGTTGGAACTAAAGGATTTGGCTCAGACAAAGAAAAAAATCAAGCTATAGTAAATACTGTAGATAAAGTATCAAACGAACCGCGAGATATGCAGTATGGTAAATTTATATATAAGGCTATTAATAAACTATTTATTGATAGTGATATAAATGATTCTCGTGTTCGTGAATTATTTTTTTCAACACTATATTCAAGAAAGAAAGGAGAAGAATTTGTTTCGTTTATCGAAAATGCAATTAATAATGAATTAACACCAGATCAAAAACGTTGGACTACTACTGAAATGAATAATATAGAAAGATTTCTTATTAAGAAAGATGCTGAAAACGCATTAAAACAAAGAAGAGATAGAGGACTATAGTTTGCTTAGTCAAAATAACTTTCATACCTTTATAAAAATAAAATAAACATGGAAGTACAAAGACTAAAAACAACAGACGGCACTGTTGCTCACTACGTTAGTATAAATGGAGTAAATAAATGCCACAATTGGGATGGAGCAGCATTCATACCACAAGGAAATAAACGCCAAGCAGAATATTATTTATTTGGTATTAAACATACTAAAGACGAATGGCTAGAAAAGAAAAAAAGTGTTAATGGAGTACCATTTCATAAAACAGCAGCCGGAAAATTAGCAGGCGCAAGAGTATAAAAAATAAGAGGATCGTCAAGATCCTCTTTTTAATTTTAAGTTATGACAAGACAATTTCAACGAGAGTTTATAAACGACGACAATACTACTGAAATATGGAAGTATGATTTAGATAAATTTTCTAAAGGTCCAATCGAGACAATAATTATCTATCCTAAAGGATGGAAATCACCACTTGATATTATTAAGGGCGAAAACAAAAAATTACCTTTAAGTCAACAACAGTTTTTTAACCCAGCAACAGGCAAAATGGTTGCATATTTTAGAGCTAAACAATTAGGATTAATATGAAAATAGGATTATGTGGTACTTTATCTGTAGGAAAAACTACATTAGTACATGCGCTTAAACAATTAGAACAATTTAAAGATCATGAAACTGCAACTGAACGTAGTAAATATCTACGCGATCAAGGTATTAGTTTAAATACTGATTCAACATTAAAAGGTCAATTAGTATTTGCCGCTGAGCGCAGTATTGAATTAATGAAAGAAAATATCATTACTGATAGAACAATATATGATGTTTGTGCATTTACACTATCAGCTAAATCAATTGGGTGGACTGAAAAATGTTATTTTACCAACATATTAATGACATTACGTGATGACTATGATATTATTATTTACGTATCGCCAGATGGTGTTGAAATTGAAGATAACGGCGTTCGCACAACTGATGTAAAATATCGTGAACAAATTGATCTTACTATCCAGAATATGTTAGATGAATATCCACCTAAAAAACTAATTAAAGTATCAGGTTCTACAGAAGAACGTATTGCAACTATTTTATCACAATTAAATTAATAAGTTATGAATGATGTATTAAACGATGCTAGCAGAATTGCTAAGCAATTAATGCTTAAAGAACCATTTTATGGTATGTTTTTATCTACACTTAATAAATGTGTTCGAGAAGATGTACCTACAGCAGGCGTATCTAAACTTAATATCAATTACCAATTAGCCATTAATGAGAAATTTTGGAATAGTTTAGATAGTGATTTTAAGAAAATTGGTTTATTAAAACATGAGTTATTACATATTTGTTTTAATCATTTAATTGAGCGTGATGAATTTCCTGATCATGAATTACACAACATAGCAGCTGATGTTGAAATTAATCAATATATTGATCCTGTTTATTATCCAAGTGATGATTTATTATTACCATCAACGTTTCCTGAACTTAATTTACCATTAAAAGCAGGTACTAAAGAGTATTATAAATTATTACAACAAGCTAAAAAAGATGGCACGTCACCATCATTAAACGCTATGTTAGATGGTGCTGACGAATTACATCCAACATGGAAAGAATTTGATGAATTATCAGAGGCAGATAAACGTTTAGTTAAAGCACAAATTGATCATCAAATAAAAACATTAGTTGAATCACAAGATAGAAGTAGAGGTTTAATTCCATCTGAGTTAGAAAGTTACATTAATGGTTTATTTGAAGAAAAAGCACCGTCGTATGATTGGAAAGGTTATTTTAGACGCTTTTTTGGATCGTCATCTAAAGTATATACTAAAAAAACACGCCGCAAATTAAATAAACGATTTGAAGAAAACCCAGCACTTAAAATTAAACCAAAGAAAAAAGTACTAATTGGTATAGATACATCAGGATCAGTAAGTAATAAAGATTTAATTGAGTTCTTTAGTGAAATAAACCACATGTATAAAACAGGTATATCAATTACTATAGCAGAAGGTGATGCTACTATACAACGAACATATGAATATGAAGGTAAATTACCTGAAAATGTTAGAGGTAGAGGTGGTACTAATATGAATCCGTTTATTGAATATTTTAACGAACATAAACAATATAATAGTTTAATTATACTAACTGATGGCGCAATAGGAGAAAAAACAGTAAATACGTTTAAACCTATGTTAATGGTTTTATGTTCAGCAGGAGAAACTGTAGAAACAGTACAATCAAACGGCTGGGGTAATGTAATAAAAATACAAGAAAATTAAGGCGGGCAAAAGTATCTTGCTAAATTTAATTAAACAAAAATAAATAGGTTATATGACAAAAAAACAACCACAGCAAATTTCGCTGAACGTAAAGGAAACAAAAACATTCCTTAAACACATTATTAGTAATAATCGTTTTTTACAACAACAAAACAAACCACCTGTTGCCGTAGAAGTAGTAGGTGACTCAGGTATTGGTAAAACATCAACAATTGTTCAATTAGCAAACGAATTAGATTTACACTTTGTTAAGTTAAATTTAGCACAAATTGAAGAATTAGGTGACTTAGTTGGTTTTCCAATTAGACAATTTGAAGTATGTAAAGACGCAAATTGTCTTTGGATTGATGAACACGCAGTAGAAGAATATACAAAATTAGGTTATAAATTTACTGGTTTAAACCGTATGAGTTATTGCCCGCCAGAATGGATTAGTGGTAAAACAACAGGTGGTATACTATTATTAGATGATTGGAATCGCGCTGATATTAGATTTATTCAAGCTGTAATGGAGTTAATTGATCGTCAACAATATATTAGTTGGTCGTTACCTAAAGATTGGCATATCATATTAACATCAAATCCTGATAACGGTGAGTATCTAGTTAATAGTATTGATAACGCACAAAAAACACGTTTTATTAGTGTTAATTTAAAATTTGATATTGATTGTTGGAGTGAATGGGCTGAAAATGCTCAAATAGATAATAGATGTATTAACTTCTTATTAAAACATCCAGAATTAGTTACTACAAATATTAATTCAAGAAGTATAACTACGTTCTTTAATTCAATATCGTCAATTGATTCATTTGAAAATACATTAGACTTAATTCAAATGGTTGGTGAAGGTAGTGTTGGTTCTGAATTTACAACATTATTCACAATGTTTATTAATAATAGATTAGATAAAATTATCTCACCTAAAATAATATTAACTCACGAAAGTGATGATTATATAGTAAATACATTAAAAGGTATTATTGGTAAGGATAAAAATTATAGAGCTGACTTAGCATCAATTATATCAACCCGTATTATTAATTATAGTATATTTCATGCTAAAGAAAATAAAATCGAAAAACCATTTATTGATAGATTAGCATTATTGATTAATGAAGAATTATTTACAATGGACTTAAAATATAGTATTGTTAAATCAATTTATAACGGAGACACAGCATCGTTTAAATTATTAATGCTGAATAAAACATTATTAACATTTTTAACTAAGTAATAATGCCAACATATCAAAAATTACAAGCAATAACGGAATACAAATATTCAGGAAAACCAAGTATAGCACCATACACATATAATTGGAGTAATAATATAATGAACTGTTTACGTATAATTACTACAGAACATAAAAATAAATACGAACAGTTGTATAGTAAATGTAAAGATAATAAATTACAAAATAATACAACTGTATGTTTATCGCCATTAAGTACTTTACCTATTTATAAGTTTAAATCATATCTAACAGAAAATAAACTTAATATTAAAAACGTTAGACGAAACTCTAAACCGAATGCTTTAATAATTAGTAACGCCTTAATTAAAGAATATTACTACAGTGAATACTCCGTAGGTACTTATTATATAATACCTATTAATTTTTTACGAGCAATATCAACTAAAACATCTGAGAATGGTCTAGAAGCAGATTTTTATTTTGTAGAAAAACAACAACTAAAAGATCTTAAAACATATTATCCAGCATATTATAACGCAGTATTAGAATTTGAAACAGTTACAGGAACTGTAATAGATCAAAATTGGGGTAATAAAAAAGCATTTGAATACTTTGATACATTTTTAGATGTAATTAGTGATAACCCACCATATGAAATAATATTTGATCATACTATTAATGATGATATTAATAGAGGATTAGTAATAGATGATGATGTATTTGTTAATTTAATGAATATGCTAAAAAGTTCGGATACTGATAATCATAATTTAGCACGCGAAATAATAGCTAATTGTGAGTTAGAACCATCTAAACCATATATATTATTTCTATTATGGAAGTATGACCATTTACGTAAAGTATCAGATAATAAGAATTTTAAATTCTGTTTAAATACACTTAAACAATATAAATCAATATATTATTATAATAGTTTAGAAACATTTATAACTAATATATTAGGCAAACATTCTGAATACGCGCAGGCTATATTTAATTGTTTAAAATTATATATGAATAATGAAAATAATAAAACTATCATTAATGAAATAATTATTTCTTAATATTTATAGCATATCACATTATGCCAAAACCAAAGAAAATAGTATTATTATCGTGCGTAGCAACAAAATTACCACAAGCAGCACCCGCACGCGAACTATATAATTCACCACTATTTAAGAAATCATTAGCGTATGCTGAGTTACTAGACCCAGACGATATAGTAATATTATCAGCTAAGTATTATGTAGTACCATTATCTAAAGTAATTCAACCATATGATAAGACATTACTAAATATGCCTAGTGATGAAATACAAGAGTGGGCAGTACAGGTATTAAAAATATTAGCTGATAAATACGATTTAGAAAATGATCGTTTTATTATATTAGCGGGTGACAAATATCGTAAATTTATTGTACCACAAATATCACACTGGACTGCACCGTTAACTGGTTTAAGAATTGGACAACAACTATCATGGTATTCTAAGAAATTAGCGAAGTTAGTGAAAGAAGGATTTATTAAATTATTAAATCTATTTAGATGATTAATGAAATAAAGCGCATGCAACAACTAGCAGGTATAAATGAAATAAAAATACGCAGACCTAATTCTATAGAGAATATTAAAAAATTTTATGATGAACATATAGGTCGAGAATGGGATGGCGAAGATGAAGATGCTCCAGATTGGGGTGGTATTGATAATTTAATTGATGCTGGACCTGATGAATTTTATTTAGATTCATTTCTGAGTAGATATAATGAAGTGCTAAGTGAAGAAGATATCATATTACTTTGGCTATACTGTTACTCAGACTACTTAAATGGTGATATAAACGACGAGGAAGAATTAGAAAGTCAAATACGAGACTTGGGGTATTCAGATGACGATATTAATTATTTTGTAAATATAATAAAAGATGCAACAAGTACATAAACTTATACAACAATATAAAGAAGACGCCGCTCATTACGACGATTTTGATGATAATAAAATAAAAGAGGTGTTAGATGGGCTAGATAAATCGTTATCTTCATTAAAAGAAAGTAACGCTAATTCATATACTCAAACTATAAATGAATACAGAGATTCATTACAAACAAATAGCGAAAAAGAAATTATAAACGATTTTATTAAATACTGTAAATACTATAAATGAAAAACAAATTACAAAACTTAATTAGAAAAGCAATCCAAGAGGTATTAGCTGAAGATAGTGTAGTTACTAAAACTACTCCTACTGGTAAAGTAGGAGAAATAGCTAAAAGAGAAAAAGTAGAACCAGCTGATGTTCAAAAAGCTATAAACCAAGCTAGAACGTCAGGTAGATCGCTAACAATAGTTGGAATGCAAGAAGGCGAACTTAATGAAATGGCTGGAGCTAATTATAAATTAGCTGATAATTATGAAGATAAATTATCAGAATTACCATATTTTAATTCAGCAAAAAGAATGGTATGGGTAAATGGTATTATTGATTATCTTAATGATGTAGGATCAAGCGATGTAACAAAAATAGCAAACGAAAAGTTTAATGTACCTCAACCACGTATAGCAGATTATGCACGTGATATGATTAGACTAGGTATAATGGAACCAGCAGTAGCAGGTTTCGTACCTAAATTTATGCGTGCCGATGATGAAGATGGCGAAGAAGAAGAAATTAGCGGCCCAGATGCATTTTTAATAGGAAATAGCAATCTAGACAAATATTTTGATGGTAGACCAAATGCAGACGGATCTGAAGATTTCACCCCAGAAACAGAACCAGAATTACCAGCAGCAAAAGAACCATTTAAAGCAGTAGGACCAGTAGCTAAAGCAGCTGAATTTACTATTAATAATGATAGATTAATTGATAAGATTATTAAATTATACGGTGCTTCTAAACTTAGAGTTAGAGAAGCATTTGGTGAATTATCAAATGCTGATTTTGCTAAAGCAGAAAAAGGAAGAAAAGATATAGCGATTAGTCAATTGCCTGAATTAATTCAACAATTAGCTGATGAAATTAGTATGGAAGATAAAGAAACACAAGCTGCTATTTTGTCTATATTAGCTAAAAAATTCGCTAGTGTTAATTATTCATCATTAAGTAAAAAAGTAGCAGCAGCGTTAGGAACAACAGCACCACAAGTACAAGAACCAGAAATGGATGATTTAGGATTTGAAGATGACGAACCTGAGATAGAACCATTAGATGAATATACAAAACGTAAATTACAATTCTATGCTGGAATTATTAAATAAGTATAAAAAACAAATAGCCTACGTCATCGTAGGTTTATTTGTATTATATGGTGTTATATGGATTACAACACGCGAACCACAAATGCCTACTGATTATAAAGCCGCTATTGATTCATTAACTAAAGCTAATACTTTATTAATTAAAAAACAAAATCAATTAGATAGCACTATTCGTGTTTACGAAAATGAAATAAAAGCAATAGACACTAAAATCAGTAACATTAAAGTAAAAGAAACTATTATTAAAGAGTACCATCATGAAATAATACAACAAGTAAGTCATTATAATGCTGCTCAAATTGATTCATTCTTTAAAAAACGCTATAACTACTAATGAAACAACTATTAATTATACTAGCATTTATACTACCAATAATAGCTAAATCACAGGATACAATTAAAATACCAGTGCCAGCTGCTCGTCAAATTGCTAAAGATTTAGCAATATGTGACAGTATTAAAGCAGTACATGAATTAACTAAAGAGCAACTTATATTAACTAAAGATAAAGTTATATTAAAAGATAGTATTATTAGTTCATATAGAGTAAAATGCATTATGTATGATACAATGTTAATAAATGAAAAATCAAAATTTGATGTACAAGGACAATGGATTAATGAATTGCATAAACAAAATAAAACATTAAAAACAAAATTAATATTTACTAGAATAGTATCAGTTGCGTTTATAGCATTAATAACTTATATAAACATACGTTAAAAATAATCGTCCTGCTACCTAGGACTGCCTATCTAGACCATAGGTGCAAGCTCAACCCCGTAAGGTTGGGCTTTTTTATATATTTATATACAACCAATATTATATAGTATGGCTGAACAAGCTAACATTAAAGACATAATAAAACAGGAGTATATAAAGTGTGCAATGGATCCTGTACATTTTTTTCGCAAATACTGCTATATTACCCACCCAGTTAAAGGTAGAGTATTATTTCATCTATACCCATTCCAGGAAGCAACATTAGGTGCATTTAGATCAAATCGTTTTTCTATTGTAAATAAATCACGTCAGTTAGGTATCTCTACTCTAGTAGCAGGATACGCATTATGGACGATGTTATTTAACAAAGATAAAACAGTACTTTGTATAGCAACAAAACAGGAAACTGCTAAAGGTATGGTTGAGAAAGTACAGTTCATGTACAATAACCTACCAGCTTGGTTACGAGGTAATCAAAAACCAATATCAGATAATAAACTCTCACTTAAACTAGCTAATAACTCTCAAATTGTAGCTACATCAGCTGCATCAGATGCAGGTAGATCTTACGCCGTATCTTTATTGTTAATAGATGAGGCTGCGTTTATTGAAGGTATTGATAAAATATATACGAGTATTAAACCAACAATTGCTACGGGTGGAGGAATTATAGCATTATCATCACCAAATGGTATTGGTAACTGGTTTCATAAAATGTATACTGAAGCTCAAATAGGCAAAAATGACTTTATGCCTATAGAGTTAAAATGGAACTTACACCCAGACCGAGTAGCACCAGTAGATGCTGGATGGGAAGAACGTGAACGTGCTAATATGTCACCACGTGAATTTGCTCAAGAGTATGATTGTGATTTTTTAGGTTCAGGTAATTCAGTAGTTGAATCAGATATATTATCATTTTATGAACAAACATTTATACAAGAGCCTGTTGAACGTCGCTTCTTGGGGGGTGATTATTGGCTTTGGAGCTACCCTAATTATAGTAAGTCTTATATTATCTCTGCTGACGTTGCTCGTGGGGATGGCTCGGATTACTCAACGTTTCATGTTATTGATGTGGAAGCGTGTGAGCAAGTAGCTGAATATAAATCGCAAATAGGCACTAGAGAATTTGGCAATATGCTTGTATCGGTAGCTGCCGAATGGAATAATGCATTATTAGTACCCGAGAATTCAAACATAGGATGGGACGTAATTAATACCATTATAGAAAAAGAATACCCAAATCTATACTACTCAGTCCGCTCAAATGGAGATATGAATATAGATAAATGGATGTCTAAAATGGAAAGTGATCAAACAGTACCTGGTTTTACTAACTCTCAAAAGACAAGACCACTTGTTATCTCCAAAATGGAATCGTATATTCGAGATAGACATTTTATTTTTCATTCAAAGCGCTTATTAGAAGAACTACGTGTATTTATTTGGATGCATGGTAAAGCACAAGCACAGAATGGATATAATGATGACTTAGTAATGGCGGCAGGAATAGGTTTGTTTGCTAGAGATACTGGTCTTAAATTCCACCAACAAGGAATGGACGCCACTAAAGCAGCAATAAACAGTATATCTAATAATACTACAAGTGTTCGTATGACGCCTACTGGAATACAAAACCCATATCAAATGGAAACACAATATGGTATTGAAGATATTACATGGATACTATAATTAATAAATATTTATTGACATGATAAAATTAGTAGAATTACTAACTGAACTTATAGATATTTATTCTCCTGATGAATTAGATTCTAAGAATATTGAATATAAAATCGATAGAGAATCTTCTACTCGTTTTAGAGTTGAATTAAGATATAAAGATCAATATTATGTTTTATCTATATTACCACTTTTTAATCCCGAGCGTCCTAATATAAATTTTGGTAGTTCTGATGAAAATTATGAAAATTTAAATTTATTTGATTTAATTAATTCTCTTTATTCTTCCCGAATCCTAGCAGCTATTTTCGGATTAATCAGATATTGGATAGATAAATATAATATTCAATCATTTGAATATGGAGCAGCAGGAAGTGTTAGAACTAAATTATATGATTATTATTTAAAAAAACATTTTCCTGATTTTGAAAATACTCAAGAAAAGTATGAAAACACAGTTTTACAAGTATGGAAGAAAATATAATACATAAAATAGAAATTCTTCAACTTATTGAATCTAAATATAATATTAAAATAAAAGATGAAGAAGTTGAAAATATAATAACATTTAACGATTTAATTAATTTAATAAAGATAAAAAATGGCTGAAGAAATAAAAAAAGATATTAATGCTGGTAATGGATTATTTAGTAGATTAACTCGTTTATTTAGTACTGACGTAGTAATTAGAAATATAGGAGGAGATCAATTAAAAGTTATTGATACAGATCGTATCCAAGCATACGGTAACGTAAAAACGAATGCATTAATTGATAGATTTACTAAGTTACATCGCTATGGCGCTAACATGCCATACAACCCAACAATGAACTACCAAACACTTCGTATTCAGTTGTACACTGACTATGAAGCAATGGATACTGAATCAATTATTGCTTCTGCACTTGATATTATAGCAGACGAAACTACACTTAAAAATGAAGCAAACGAAGTAATACAAATTAGATCATCAGACGAAAATATACAACGTATACTTTATAACTTATTTTACGATATATTAAACGTTGAGTTTAATTTATGGATGTGGGTTCGTAATATGTGTAAGTATGGCGATTTTTATTTACACCTCGAAATAGCAGAAAAATTTGGTGTATATAATGTAACACCAATGTCAGTATATGATATGGTTCGTGAAGAAGGAGGTGACCCACAAAATCCATCTTATGTATGTTTTAAGATTGATCCAATGGTAATTGCGGCTGGTGGTATTAATAGTCGTATTAAAGATAGAGATGGTAAGATTAAATTTGAAAACTATGAAATAGCACATTTTCGCTTACTAACAGATGCTAATTACTTACCATACGGGAGAGCATATATAGAGCCAGCGCGTAAAACATATAAACAATACGTGTTAATGAAAGATGCAATGATGTTGCACCGTATTACTCGCGCCCCAGAAAAACGCGTATTCTACGTTGATATTGGAAATATGCCACCTGCAGAAGTTGATGGATACATGGAGCGTTTAAAGCAGAAAATGCAAAAAACACCATATATAGATAAACATACAGGTGAATATAATTTGAAGTATAACATGATGAATGTGATGGAAGATTTTTATATTCCTCAACGTGGTGCTAATTCAAATACTAAAATAGATACATTAAAGGGTCTTGAGTATAATGCAATTGATGACGTAAATTTCTTACGTGATGAGATGTTAGCTGCCCTTAAGGTACCTAAAGCGTTCTTTGGATTTGAAAAAGATTTAACTGGTAAAGCTACATTAGCTGCCGAAGATATTCGTTTTGCTCGTACAGTAGAACGTATTCAACGTATTGTATTATCTGAATTATATAAAATTGCATTAGTGCATTTATATACACAAGGATATAATGGCGAAGAATTAGCAAATTTTGAATTACACTTATCTACTCCATCAATAATCTATGAACAAGAAAAAGTAGCATTGTGGAAGGAAAAAATTGCACTAGCTAAAGAAATACAAGATTCAAAACTACTACCATCAGATTGGATTTATGATAACGTATTCCAATTCAGTGAAGATCAATATGATGAATACCGTGATTTAGTAGCTGAAGATATGAAACGCTCATTTAGATTAGGCCAAATTGAAAACGAAGGTAACGACCCAGCTAAATCAGGTAAATCATATGGTACACCACATGACTTAGCTACATTATATGGTCCTGGTAGACACAGTGCTAATAAAAAAGATTCAGTCCCTCCAGGGTACGACGAAACAAACCCAGTTGGTCGTCCTAAAGAAAAAGCATCTATGATTGGAACACAAAAAGATCCATTAGGTAAAGATAGACTAGGTAGTAAAGAAAATGGTACATTATATACAGCAAATATACCTGATGAAGGTAGTGGTACACCAAAAGGTGGCTCACCATTAGCATTAGCTGAATCGTTAAGACATAGAGATATGTTAAAATCTATTGTGTTTAAAGATAAACAAGAGTCTAGTCTACTAGATGAAAAAAACATTAGAGACATATAATAATCATATATTTATTAGTAGTGCATAATCACTTTATGGAAAAAATTAAACACAATAAATTTAAGAATAGCGGAATAATATTTGAACTATTAATTCGTCAAATTACATCAGATACACTTTCTGGTAAGGACTCATTAGCTCTTAATCTCATAAAGAAATATTTTTCTAAAGGAGAACTTGCTAAAGAACATAAACTTTATCAAACGTTAGTTAACACTAAAGTATTATCTGAAAGTAAAGCTGAATCTTTAATCAACACTGTGTTAGAATTATCTGCTAGACTAAATCGCACTTCGCTTCGTAAAGAAAAATATAACTTAATTAAAGAAATTAGTGCAATATACAATATTGAAGATTTCTTTAAAGCAAAAATCAATAACTATAAGCAATACGCAGCCGCGTGTACTTTAATTGAGATACATAACTCATTAGAGTTTACTAATCCCACTCAAGCAGTAGAAAATAAATTAACTTTACTAGAACACATTTCTCGCGTTGATATAGATAAAGAAAAATCAGGCGATAGATTAATGGAAGAGTTTGTAGGTATGGATAAAGGAATGCGTTTATTAACTTATAAAACCTTATTAGAACGTTTTAATAGTAAGTATTCTAATTTATCTGATAGACAAAAACTTGTTCTTAAAGAATATATAAATAATATCTCTAACACTGTTAAATTACGCGAATTTGTAAATGATAATTTTAAAGTTATCAAATTAGAATTAACTAAACTTAATAGAACAGTAGCAGACCAAACGACCCAGATTAAAATTAATGAAGTTGTTAATATGGTTAAACCAATAGAGAAAACACAAAACGTAAAAGATGAAAATCTTGTATCGTTATTACAGTATTATCAATTAATTGACGAGTTAAAGACTATTAAATAATGAATTTAAAAGAACTTATAAAACAACTTACACGCGAGATACTAGGAGAAGAGTCAGCATCAAGTGCAGTACCTGGTTACTTATCTAAAAATTTTCTTAATCCTGGAGGAAAAAATAAAGCTACTAAAGCGGCTGAAAAACAAGGTTTTACTGCTATACACGAAAACATGTCTAAAGAAGAAGCTTTAAAACAAATAAGAAATTTATTATCACATACAATAAAACATGATAAACTAGAAGGAACATTTAATAGCTGGTTTGAAAAAGTTAAAGCAGAAGATGATGAAATTCTAGATAAAATGTGGAAATTAGCTGGAAACGCAGCTGATAAGCATGCTATTAATGTACTTTCAAAGATTAATGAAAGTGGCTTTGATCAACCCTCTAAATTTCAAAATGCTAAATATCCATATAATAACATGTATGGTGGACCCAGTTCAGCAACTAAAGGCGGAGGGTATTATGCAGCAAACGAAAATATGAACAATACATTAGTAAACATTATTAAAGAAGAGTTACTTAACGAAGTAACTTATTCTAAATTCAAAAATGAAGTTAAAAACAGAACTAAAGCTGAACAACTTCATAAAGCAATACGTGAAGTAAAGCGTAAACTACAAGAAATAGATCGTATTGTAGAATATACGTCACGCATGAAAGAAGAATTAAGCGAAGGAGACGGTATTCAATATTGGAACCGCACAAACGAGGCGGTAAAAACAATATCAGAAATGGTAAACCAATTAAATAATAAAATTAAAAATCTACAACAATAATATGCCAGTAACACCAAGCGGACTAGTTTATACAACAGCAGTAGTAATAACTCAAACTCAATCTATAACAGGATCCTTTATAGGATGTATAGCATTAGCTTCAGGATCAGTAACAACAACTCCTGCTATTTTTACTGCATTAAGAGATCTAGCCGGAAATAATATAGCTACTTCTAATATTCCATTAACACCAGGAACTGCGCTAAATATTAATATAACAAGCGCATCATTAGCTGCGGCTAGTGCACCTGTATTATTTTTAATTTAAAATAAATAAAAATGGCAAAAGGAACAAGCGACGTAAGAAAATTAACATTTGGTGCTCGCAAAAAGGGTAATGCAAAAAAATCATATAACAAACATACACCAAGACCAAAAAAATACGTAGGTCAAGGAAGATAAATAAAATATACCAATGAAAAGTATTAAACAACAGTACATCGATTTACGCGAAGGTAATATGTCGCAAGCAAACTTCATGCGCAATTTACGTATGTCATTACCTCAGTATGTTACTAACGTAACGTCATTTGAAGATTCAGTTCGTATTCTTAAAAATAAAGGTATATTAACTGAAGCTGATATAAAAATGATAGCAATTGAAAAAGAAGACATAGAAGATAATATGGACACTGAAGAAGAAACAAGTGAAGATGATATGTTATCTAATATGTCTATAGGAGGAGCCGAAATAAGCAATCGTGCTAATCCTAGAGATGGTTTTTCATTGGGTTTCTTTGAAGAAAGATTAGACGAAGCTGTAACTGGTGATTTAGAGAAGTTAGAAGATGAATTAGAGAAGTTAGGAGATAAAGTAGATACTAAACAAAAAGCAACAATTGTATCTATTATTAAGAATATACTACGTAAAGGAGCAAGTAAATTTAATACTAGCGTACCACAAGGAGCACCAACAAATCCAAAAGATCCATACGATTTAGGATATGATCCTATGGGCGGTGTTTTTGAATCACTAAAAGAATCTAAAGACGAAAAAAGTAAATGGACTAATACATCTGGTAAATCTATGTATGATCAATTTAAAGAAATTGATAATTTAAATGGTCAAGAAGTATTAATTGGTATTGATTGGGAAATGCAATGTAATCCTGATTTATCTAAACGAGATATCGTTAAGAAAGTAATAAAAAATCTTAAGAAAAACCCAATATATTATACAGCATGGGCTATGTCAGGCATTGAGGGATACGAATCAGAATACATGAGCAAATCATCAAAACCAGAAGATTGGCAAATGCAATACCTTGATAAAAACATGGGTAATGTAGTTGACAAGAAACTAGGAATGCAACCAGTAAAAGGTATTGAAAAAGCTAAGAAAGATTCTGATAAAGGTGGTGAAATAAATAAAACAGTTAAGGGTGTTGAATTAATGTCACTTATTGCTAAAACAGTACGTGGTATGCAAAAAATGGATGCTACTGGTGAGAAAATGAAAAAAATATCTGTTAAAGAAGGAATGGAATCAGTGGATAAAATGGAAGTAGGAGATAAAGTAAAAATAGATCCTGAAGTATTTCCAAATATAAATAAACCTAGTAAGCAAGTATACTCATTACCTGGTAAAGTTAATATGAAGCTAGACTCAAAAGAAACATATACTATTAAAAAAATAACAGGAAGAGATGCGGCATTAGAAGATAGTAACGGAAACGAAGCAGGATACGTTAACATGAGTAATCTTATAAAATCAATAGATGAAAATAAAGTAGCAAAATTAAGAGAACGTCTTAAAGATATGATTCGTAAAGAAATAAAAGAAGCAGCAGGAGCATATGGTTATGGAGACGCCATGAGTGTAAAGGATATAAATGAAGTAGATATTTACGGTATTGCAGGTAATCCTGAAGAAGAAATGGCGGCTCGTATGGCAAGAAGACCAATAGATAAATACGAACCATTATCTATAACTAAAGCAGATA